TTCCCTCCATTCTTCCCTCCTGATTTCCCACCGTTCTTCCCGCCATTCTTCCCACCCTTCTTCCCACCGTTCTTCCCGCCCCACTTCCCCCCATTCTTCCCACCGAGCTTTAAGGGGTAAACGTGAAACCTTCAGACCCACTTCTCCATCGAGACACGTCGGCTTACGACCACCAGATCGCCTCGGCGAATGGAACCGACCCAGACATCTTCTCAAGCTGTGTGGGGAAGGTCACCCTGCTATTCAATGTTGCGGCGGGCTGTGGTAATTATCCTCAAATGAGCGCACTCAACGCACTGGATAAGCACTATGCGGACGAAGACGACTTCCAGATCAAAGCCATCGTTGTCGATGACTTCACCTGCCATGGATTCGGTGAGTTCAACGGTGGCCTAGAGGAATACGCCCAGAAGAGCCATGTCGACGAGTCTTTTCAGAAACTAAACGCCGGTCAAATAGCCGAAAAGTACGCCCGCGAACAGTACGAGGTCGAATTCACATTCTCTGAATGCATCAACGGGCGATTCGACAAGCATCAGTACGACCCGGAATGGCGACCCGGAGCACAATACGAGCAGGAAATGCATCCATTTTGGCAACACATGTTGCACGTCGATTTACTTCCGCGAGATGAGAATAACCTGCCCTACCATTTTGAAACCAGCCCATGGGCCGCTGAAAAGCAGACAGTCGATGAAAACCAGCAAGGATTCTATGGGCTTCAGGGCAACTTTGAAAAGTTTCTCGTTAGCCGTGATGGTAAAAGTTTCAAACGATACGCGAATGGTTTCCTACTTGGTGAGCGCGATGCCGACGGAGAGGGGTTCTCCTGGTGGGACGAGCCAGAAATCACGGACTCGAGCAGTAATGCTATGAAATCCAAATGGCGGAGTTATCCGAACCCGCTACATAAGCGGGGAATCAAGGAATCATTAGCCCACATCTGTGCAGACATCGACGCTTTGCTCGCCTCCGAAGCTCCGCCGACGGAACAGACGCCCGGGTCGTTGGAGATCCCTGGGGCCTCCTATGCGCCCCCAACGGAATCAGCTAGAGCTGCCCTTAAACTGTATGGGGCAGAGTTCACCAAGGGTCTTGGAGTGCAAGAAACCATCTAGTGCTAGTATGCGGGCATGCCCGACAAGGACATGGATGTCGACTTAGGTCATTCCTTGATCGAACCGGGACACTTTGGAGATTCCCCAGATAACATCATAATTATTAAAAATCTGGTTACACCTGAAGACCTTAAATTAATCCAAAAACTCCTCCCGACGATCGAGCACTGGTACAACCCCAGTCCAAACATCTTCAACGATGAAGGCATCTGCATTTACGACGCCTCGTACTGGTGGGATCGCGTAGTCAATACTCAAATCCTTCGAGATCAGTACGCCGAGCTCCACGACCTCGTTGACAAGTACAACTTGTTGGTCAAGGTAGCCATCGAGGACAAGTTCAACTACAAAGTTTTCATGCGTCCACCCTGCGTGGTGCGCTGGTTGCCCGGCTGTCTTCAGGAACCCCATGCGGACAAGCAGCTAAATGACGGAACACCCAACCCGTTCCCCACCTACGACATCAATTCGGTCATTTATTGGAATGACGAATTCGAGGGTGGACAGTTCTACTACGAGCAGCATGGCATCGAGTTAGAAATCGAACCCGGTATGGCCGTAGCTCATCCGGGTGATGTCCACTACCTGCATGGTGTCAAGCCGATAACATCAGGAGTGCGTTGGACCAGTCCTGCGTTTACTACGATCACGGACCTAGGAGATACAAAGTGAAGATTGCTGGATACTGTGGAAATCCGTTCATGGCCATTATGTTGTACAAGGAAGTGTGGCCGGACCCACAAAACCTGGTTGACCGGCTAGAAGCTGCTCTCGGTGAGAGTGAACACGATTGCTTCTCCTGGAAAAAGGCCACTGTTGGCGATACCGAGGAAATGCTCGACTATCGAGATTGTAGTGATTTCAAGGTCAGCGAAGCAATGATTCCAGTAACCGCACCAGGTTTCGAAGACCTGGGAGCCGTCTACAAAGAGTTCATTGAACCCGTCAGGGAATGCGTTCACGATGATTACTCGAAGCGGTACCACATCACTCTGGAATTTGAAGAGGCAACCAACTTCGTCCGGTACAACGAAGGCCAACACTTTTCATTACATCCCGATCATGGATTCTCGTACTGCGCTACTACGTCTACCATCGCATGGCTCAACGACGACTATGAGGGTGGTGAACTAGTTATCCCTTACATGGACATCAAGTTCACCCCGGAGGCTGGGGATCTGATGGTCTTCCCCTCGAACTATCCCTACGTCCACCAGTCGCTGCCAATAATTGGAGACAAGCCGAAGTATTCAGCGGTCACGATGTATGACTACAACGACCGGAACCATCAAGACCCAGGTCAGTCGCATGCGACGCCTCAGGTCGGCTACGAACCGGGAGGATTAGAGCATGACGGACAAATCCAATCTGCCTCTGCCGCTTGAGGTTCTAAACCAGGGCGTAATAGACAACAATGTTGGGGATCGATTCGGGGGCCGAGGGTTAGCGGCCGGGGTAGCTGGATGGCTAAGCATTGCCATTGTCGACATTGACCCAGAGACCGGAATTTGCCACACAGCTTTCGCTGTGGAGAAAGAACATCTCATGTTCTCCGGCCATCTACACGGTGCCTGCATAACTGCCCTGATCGATACGTCGCTACCCCTAACCGTTTACCCGTTCGTCCCAATCGGCTCGGTGGTATTTGTCGGTCATCTGGGTGTCGATTACCTGAGCAGCGTCACGGAGGGCATTTGTGATGCCTATACGACAATCGAGTCTTTAGGTTCAAGTACAGCCGTGCTCAGGGTCAAGGTTGAGAACAAGGGTCGATTGGTAGCCCTTGGAAATGGAACCTGTCACATCAAGAACTTCGACAACAGAAGCAAACTAGCAACGGACTCCTGATGGAAGTAAATGTCATAAGAAATCATCAGAATCCTCCCGAGATTCGTCAGTGTCGTCCTCGTCGGGATTGGATGGATGAAAGCTACAAAAAGCACGCTTACAAGTGCCTGCCCTTAACTGCGGCAAACACACACGGGTGGGAAGTAGTTCTTCAACAAGATGTAACTGTGATCTTGGATGACTGGTTGACCGTCCCCAGGGTCCTTGAAGGTCAAACGATTACCCATAACATCTTCCAGGAGCAGCCCGAACAAAAGGCTCCCCCTCCCCCGCCCGGCAAACGCAGGTGGATAGGGAATCCTCCCGATGGTTGGGTTGAGCCAGTTCATGCTCCGGCACCCGTGCTACCTCTTGAGCCGGAAATCCTCCAGACTTACGAACGCGACATTCCCATGCCTTCCATCATAGGAACCATCTCATTGGCTGTTGATTGGGTCATGAACCCTGGCGAGGGTTACAGCACGTTTATTTCTGGTCCACCCAACTATTTCATGGACAATGTAGTTCCCCTTACGGCGATGATCCCAGGATGGTGGCCAGATCCGTTTGCCATGAATTGGAGGATCACCAAACTCAACACTCCGATCACCTTTCCGAAGGGGATGCCCTACATGTGGTTCACCTTCGTAAAGGACGATTTTCTGTCGGACATCAGGTTCAATGTCAGCGGCACCTGGAATGATCCCGAGTTGATGGAAGAGCGAGCCAGCTATGGGGTGGAAAAGAGTCGCAAAGAGATTGAGCAACCGTGGGTTTGGATGGGCGGACTCCGAACCGGCCTTAATGAACACGGGGAGAGAATCGGCCCGAAACATGAAGGACACCCAATTTTGGATGTACCGACTTATGAAGCGGGTAAGGGTTCGATCTGGGACAACCACCCGACAACGGATTCCGAGGAGGACGGATGAGCAAGAAAAAGAGGATGAGGGGAGATGGAAATGACTCGCACACCGGTACTGGGGTGGCAGCTGGGTTACATGTCGACGGTATAGGGCTTCGGCTTCAAGGAATAACCCCACAGCAAATTCTTGACGATCAAGAGTGGTACAGGGGCTTAATGCTCAAACATAAGGCACTTGGCTTCAAGAGACTAAATCCGACGAAACAAGAGCACATCGATATTTTGAGGGCCCTGTATAGCGGAAGCGTCCAGGAGATAGTAGGGATCGATCGCCCCTTGCTCTACGACCTGGAGGGAGTACCTGAAGAAGAAATGGGTTTTGGAGAGGTCATGGGTGTCACTCATGACTGGATTGAGACCAGCAATCAAGGTGTCAAAGAAGACCCAGAGCCGGGCATAGGGGGACAGAGGTTTATAGATAAAAACTGGCACATAGACAGTCTCGCCTTCAAAGATAAGCCAGCGGCGCTCACAAGCATGCTCATGACGCTCCACACGGATCTCGTGCAAAATGACGACACTTGTGTCGCGAGCTTGGAATACTTATATGAGATCATGCCCGACGAATTCAAAGAGAAATTGCAAAATGTTCGCCTGACCCACTGCAACACGGGCGAGACTCACACTCATCCAGCTTTACGAACTCATCCAGTGACGGGCATTACTTCTCTTTGTTTTGCGATAGAAACATTCTCTGATGATCCAAACGTATTCCTGGATCAACATGTAGACCGGGTACAGAAAAAGATAGACCCGGATGGTCAAGATGGGGTAGACCGTCTTCAGGTAACTGCCGCTTTCGATGCCGATGGCAACATCATAGACATGTCGGACATCCGTGTGTGGATAATGAAACAGCTGAAAGATGAGAGGTTGCGGTTTACCTGGAGATGGGACGAAGGCGATCTTTTCATTTGGGACAACAGATGCCTCGTTCACACCTTCAACAGTGGATTCAAAGTCGGCGAACGAATATTCAATCGTGTCGAAATGGGATGGGAAGCCCCCTATTACGACCCAACCGAGAATCCACAGCCAAAGCAATACGTCAAACCCGAGCCCTACGCCAACACGAACGAAACCGGTACGGAGGAATATGACGTAAGGGAAGCACCGGCAATTGAGGATTGGGCCACCGCCCCCGCCTCCCAGGACCACATCCCGTTGGTACTCACGGAAGGGATTTATGCTCTTCCGAAATACAAGCATTTGGTAAACGACGTAACACTTTTTATCATCGTCAAGGACGAGTACTCCAACATTCCCGACGAGATCACGAACCTGCGTGAACGTTGCGAGGATCCAGAATTTCATGTAG